CAATCTCAATGCGTCCTGTGTTGCGGAAAAGGTGTGCGCTTAAAAAACACATTTTTAACTTCAACAGGAACTTAATACAATGGCATTTCCAACAAACCAGACAGTCTCCCGTCTGGGTCAAACCAATGCGGCAGGTGATGAACGGTCGCTCCTACTCAAGCTTTATGCCGGAGAGGTTTTAACCGCATTTGAAGAAAGAAACATCTTCATGCCGCTTCATCGTACTCGTACAATTAGTAAGGGTAAATCCGCTCAATTCCCAATGGTAGGCACAGCAGTTGCCAAATACCACACTCCCGGTGAATTGATTCAAGGTGATGCGATCAAGCATGGTGAGCGTGTTGTCACAGTGGATTCATTACTAATCTCAAGTCAATTCATTGACTCTGTTGATGAGTTAATGAACCATTATGATGTGCGTAGCATCTACTCAAAAGAAGCCGGGAACGCTCTGAGTAACCAACTTGACAGAAACATGGCTAGAATCATTGCCAAATCTGCTTCAATCACCACCAAAAATCTTGGCATAACAGCAGGTATTGGTGGTTTTGACGATGAGGTGTTCACATCTAACGTCAACATAGGAACAACTGTTGCTCACGCAACGGACGGTTCTAAAATTGCACAAGCTATCTACGATGCTCTGAAAGAATTTGATTCTAAAGACATTACAGGCGAGAAAGTTTGTGTTCTACCACCTGCTCAGTACTACTCTTTGTTTAACGTATCAGGGGATGTAAATACGCTTGCTTACATGAACAAAGACGTAGGTGGATCAGGTAGTCTGTCTTCTGGCACTGTGCCGGTGATTGGTGGGGTTAAGATTCTTATGTCTAACCACATTCCACAAACCGATCAAAGCACTGCTGCGCTTTGGAACTCCAACGCAGGTGGTGACTCTGATCCAATCGCTACAGGCAGATCAGGTTCTTACTTCGGTAACTACTCTAAAGTCCGTGGATTGATGTTCAGTCGTGATGCGGCAGCAACCGTTAAATTGAAAGACCTATCAGTTGAATCTGAATACCAGATCAACCGTCAGGGTTCTTTGTTCGTAAGTAAATACGCAATGGGTCATAATATTTTAAGACCTGCTTGTGCTATTAGCTTAAATAGCGTTTAAACTACGCCACACTTAAAGGAGCGGTGGGGGAGAAATCCCCTGCTTCTCCTTTTTTTTATATTTTATAAGAAAAAAAGGGAAAAATAATGACCCCAACTTCAAAATTAGAAGCGGTAAATATTTTGCTTAGTTCGGTTGGTGAAGCTCCTGTTAATAGTTTGAGCAGTGGTCTTGTGGATGCTGAAATGGCTGAGACTCTTCTTGAGTCTACCTCAAGAGCAGTACAATCGCATGGTTGGCATTGGAATCGGGAGCTTGAGGTGGAACTGTTACAAGATGCTTCTGGTCATGTTCTATTGCCCGGAAACACTCTTTTGGCAGATGTAAGCAATAGTGAAACTGAATTAGACCTTATCCAAAGAGGGTTGAAGTTCTATAACAGAAAAACACACTCTTTTGTTGTTGGGAAAGAGGTGAAAGCTAATCTAACGATACTACTGGAATTCACTGATCTCCCAGAAGCTGCAAGACGTTACATTACGGTGAGAGGAGCTAGGATATTTCAAGATCGCGTTCTAGGTTCTAGGGAACTTCACGGTTTCCAAGAAGCAGATGAAGCGGTTGCTCTAGCTGATTTGAGAGCAGCAGAAGCTGAAGCAGGTGACTATAGTATTTTCAATAATTATGACGTATACAGAGTGATCGACAGAGTTGGTGGTAGTTATGGGGTTAATTAACGAAACAATACCTAACCTTATTAACGGAGTGTCACAGCAACCTGCTTCTGTAAGAAGAAAGACTCAATGTGAAACACAAGAAAACGCTTTGTCATCGGTTGTGGATGGACTTCAAAAAAGACCTCCAACAGAGCATAAAGCAAGTCTAGGTATTGTTGGAGATTCTTTTATCCACACTATCAGAAGAGATGAAAACGAATGGTACTCTCTTATTATCACTCCAACAGACACGACAACCCCGGTGAGGGTGTTCGACAAAGAGGGTGTTGCTCAAAACGTTGTTGCTTCTACTACAGATAAGTCTTATTTAACATCCGTTACAAACCCGTTAAAAGACCTCAGTGCCACTACAGTAGCCGATTATACTTTCCTAGCTAATAAAACAAAGGAAATTTCAGCTTCGACTTCTACAGTAACTGTGAGAAATCCCGAAGCACTTGTGTATGTTCGTCAGGGGGATTACTCCACGGACTACAGAATAACAATACAAAATGTTGATGGAACGGTTGTAGATACCGCAACACGAACAACCCCCGATTCGTCTAATGTAGCTAACGAACCTCACATTAAAACTGACCAAATAGCCACTCAACTTTTCAACAATTTAAGCCTACCGTCACATTTCTCTAAGGGTATAAAGAACAACGTACTACATATTGTCAGAAATGATGGGGAAGATTTCAAAATAGGTGTAAGTGATTCCAGAGGTTCTAGATTCATGTTTGCGTTTAAAGACCAAACCGAAGATTTTAAAGACCTCCCTGCAAACGATGCTCCAGTAGGATTCTACATAAAAGTCGGAGGACAGAACGAAAAGTTAGCTGATGATTATTGGTTAAAGACTGTTGATAACAATGGTACTGGTCAATCTATTTGGGAAGAATCGGTAGAGGGGGGTATTTCTGAGGGGTTTGATGCTACAACCATGCCACATCAACTAATAAGAATGCCTGATGGGTATTTCTTATTTACTAAAGCAGATGGGGATTACTACGACTACATTAGTCATTCTGTAACAGCAACTGAACCATCGCACTCAAGCTACATTAAGATAGCAGAATGGGGAAAGAGAAAGGTAGGAGACAACGACTCCAATTCAATGCCCTCGTTTGTTGGATACACCATTAATGATGTTTTCTTTTATAAGAATCGGCTAGGGTTCTTATCGGATGAAAACGTAATTCTAAGTGAATCTTCAACATACTTTAATTTCTTCAGAACAACCGTTATGAGTTTACTGGATGGTGATCCAGTGGACATAGCAGTAAGTAACAATAAGGTTTCAATTCTACGCCACGCTATCCCCTTTTCAGAGCAGCTAATAATGTTTAGTGATCTGACACAATTTTCATTAAAAAGCGAGGGAAGTCTCACAGCTTCCTCAGTAAGCATTGACACGGTTACCCAATATGAAGCATCACTTGATGCTAAACCCGTTCCGGCAGGTAAGTATATTTTCTTTGGTACAAAAAGAGGTAAATGGAGTGGCGTAAGAGAATATTATGTTGATTCTGCAAACGACACACAAGATGCAGAGGAAATAACATCACATATTACTTCTTATCTTGAGGGTACTATTACTAAGTTGGCAGCTTCTTCAAACCTGTCAATGTTATTAGCTATTTGTAGTGATGACCCAACGTCTATTTATGTCTATTCTTATTATGTTAATGGAGCAGACAAGTTACAATCATCGTGGAGTAAATGGAAATTCACTGGGAATATTAAATCGGCTGAATTCTCTGGGTCAGACGTATGGATTATTATTGAAAGGTCTGGTTCTTTATATCTAGAGAAAATTAATTTAAGCACGGATTTAGCAGAGAGTGACACAGTCTATACTGCCGATGGGGTCACTTATAAATTTGGAATAAAACTCGACAGAAGAGTCAAAATGGAAACAGGAGGTATAATAGCTCTTCCTTATACCGATGCGTCAGCGATATATGTTACAGAAAAAGGACAGGAGATTCTTAGTAGTGCAATAGCAGGTGAGTTGATGAATGGCGTTATCGTGTTCGCAGGTACACCTTATAATTTTAAATATGAGTTCACTGAACCTAATGTCAAACAAGACAATAAATCTGTATCTGGCAGACTTCAAATAAGAAGCTTCAAACTTCTATACAACGATGCAGGGTATTTTAAAACGACTGTCATACCACTCAACAGAACTCCATCAGTTAAGACTTTTACAGGACGTATCGTAGGCAATACCACCGCTCTTCTTGGTAACGCACCAATAGATTCTGGTACGTTTAAATTCCCAGTTTTAAGTAATGCTGAAAACGTAAAAATATCAATAGAATCAATCTCTTATCTTCCTTGCTCTTTTCAAAGTGCAGGTTGGGAGGGGTATTTCAAATCACGATCTCAAAGGATTTCATAATATGATTTATACCAGACCATCAACGGACGATGATCTAAAACCCCTTGCTGACACCATGAGAAAAATGGATGCTCATGAGGTCATGTGCAGTAGTGGTGTTTCACCATTCTTAGCATTAAAGGGGAGCAAGCGAATGTCTCCAGAATGCAACACCATCGTGGAGGTAGGCACAGAAAGACCTGTCGCTATGTATGGTGTTGCCGTGGATGCGATTAATCCACAAAGCGGAGTGCCGTGGATGTTAACCAGTAATCACCTGTTTACATCAAAAGAACACAACAACCAATTCATAAAAGGAGCTAATGAGTGGGTTGCTAAAAAGCAACGTCAATTCATAGTGCTTGTAAATTATGTCCACTGTGACAATAAATTAGCTATTAGGTGGCTTAAAAAATTAGGGTTTGTTTTTACTAGAAAAGTAGAAAACTTTGGACTAGGAGATGAGCCTTTTTATGAATTCGTTATGATTCAACCTGATTAATAACAGGAGATTAAAAAAACAATGTGCGAACCAGTATCAATCATGATTGGCATATCTGCTGCTTTAGCTGTTGCCGGAACAATTGCATCCGCACAGGAGCAAGACAGAAAAGCTCAACAACAAAACCAATTTTATTTAGAAAATGCAAAGTTAGCTAGTAAAGATTTACATAACAAAAACGCAGCGACTAACGAAAGAATCGTGCAAGAGTTAGAAGCTAACGCTGTTAAAGACTTCAACGCCAGTATTGAACAAGGGAAAGTAGAGTCTGCGTTAAAACTATCTGCTGCGGAAAGCGGAGCAAAAGGACGGTCAATGGTCAGTATCTTATGGGATGCTGAAGCACAGTCTTTGCGTGACCAAGATTTACGAGAGCAAAACACCTCAATGACCGTGTCTCAACTCAAGCGACAAAAACAAGGACAGTGGTCACAATATATGGGTAACGTTAGAGGTGTTAAAAAAGGCGAGGGTGCTAATTGGGCAGCCGCAGGTTTAACTGCCGGGTCACAAGCTCTGGGTGGTGCTGCTAAAGCAGGGCAAGCTTATGCTGATAATAAAGAGGGTTTTGACGAATGGAGGAAATCGTAAATGGCAAGAAGAAGACAACAGGTAAATTACTCCCAAAGCAAACAAACCCTTAACCCCCAAGCTTCCCCCGTAAGTACCATGTACACACCCGAACAAGCTCCTATTCAATTTGGAGGAGATAGAGGGGAAAACATAAAAAATGCTTTAGCTTCAATCAATAATGAACTACTTGATCCACAAATAAAAAGGGAGCAAGCAAACGTTGAGCGAGGTTGGGCAAAGAAAGCTTATGAAACAAAGATAGCCATAGAAAATGAAGTGTCTCAAGCAGGTATCCTCCATAGCGATGAATTAACCGATGACGGTAAAAAGAAAGCGTTGTTTGCCATAGAGGGTAAGCATCTGCAAGGGTCTGCAAGAGGGTTTCAAAACCTGTATTCCAAAGTACAAAATCAAATGAGGTACGATTGGAGTAAGGAAATATCAGATGCTAATACAGCACGATATCATAGTGAGCAACTAACTCTGATGCAAGAAGCCATAGGAACTGTATACGCCAACCCTGCCCTAAATGATTCTGAAAGAGCCGCAGAAACATTTGGAGTGGTAAAGATGTATTCCTCGCACATAGAAAATGGTGCAGAGGGGGCAGCAAATTGGCTAATGGGTAAAATATCCCAAGATGCTTCTATTGGTAAGTTTGATTGGATTAGTCTTTTGTCTGAAGTTAACCCCGAAACTGGTGGAAGACTCATGGATTCTAAAAAACACATGGCTGCGGCAGGTACAGCTTTAAAGAAGTACCAAACGTTTTTAGATGCAGGTAAAGAAGATTGGCTTAAAACTAATCATGTAAATTCTCTTGTGGGTAATATTGCACGAGGAATTCCTGTGGTTGTTTCGGCACTTAACGATCCGTCTGATAAATTTGCTTCACCACTGCTTTCAAAAAGTAAAGTTGAAGAGTTATTAGCTGTGGAGTTATCAAAAATAACTTTTGATGAGAAGAACGAAGATAACAATATGCTCACCTTGTTTGGTTTACTTAGTGACAACGGGTTAAAACACCCAAGTTCTCCTATGGTATTAAACGCTATGAACAACTTCACTCAAGGTGCTATGGTATCCTCAGATGAAAATGTGGCAGGTGCGTCTTTAGAACATTTTGAGAAAGCTTTTAAAACATATGAAGTAGCTTCTCAAATAAAAGATGGGGGCAAAGACGTTCTTGGGTTATCTGAAAAAGATATAGACATCTTGGAATCCTACAGGACGCTTAAATCAGCTTTACCAGAAGCCAAAAAAAGTGCTGTGATTCAAGCTATGAAGTCTGTCTCCTCTAATTCG